CAGCGGATAGTGATTTATTTATCCCAAGTCCTGACCCAAGTGCGTTAATTTACCCACAAGAGGCTGTAAATATTTTAGAAGAAAGTGGTATTGACTCTAACTATACAGCAACTTATTACCCTTGGGTATTAACTAGAGATAGTGTAAATAACACTCAAATCTATTTACCACCAACGGCTGAGGTTGTAAGAAACTTGGCATTAACTGATAACATTGCGTTCCCTTGGTTCGCTGCGGCAGGTTACACAAGAGGTATCGTAAACGCTATCAAAGCGAGAAAGAAACTTACTCAAGAAGATAGAGACACACTTTACCAAGGTCGTCTTAATCCAATTGCTACTTTCTCTGATGTTGGAACGGTAATTTGGGGTAACAAAACTCTACAAGTGGCACAATCAGCACTTGATAGAATAAATGTTAGAAGATTATTACTTCAAGCTCGTAAATTGATTTCTGCGGTATCTGTAAGGTTATTGTTTGAACAAAACGACCAAAAAGTAAGACAAGATTTCTTAGACGCGGTTAATCCTATCTTGGACGCTATCAGAAGAGACAGAGGTTTATATGATTTCCGAGTTACAGTATCGTCAGACACTGCTGATTTAGATAGAAATCAAATGACTGGTAAGATTTACATCAAACCAACCAAATCATTAGAATTTATAGACATAACGTTCTACATTACTCCAACCGGAGCATCATTTGAGAACATCTAATAAATTTTAAATAATTTTAAAACCCCCATTATAATTTTTAGTGGGGGTTTTTTTATTTTATAAGATATTTATAGATAATGTTAGGAAATATCCAAAATATTTATATCTTTGTATCCTAAAAAAATAAATTATGGTGAAAACTAAATTAAAAGAAGAAATTGACGATATTGGAACACCTAATGAAAAGTATTACGCTTTTGATTGGGACGACAATATAGTTACAATGCCAACTAAAATTTTGGTTGATGATGAAGATGGTGAGGTTGTTGGGATGTCTACCGAAGATTTTGCAACTTATAGAGATATAATAGGTAAAGAACCTTTTGAATTTGATGGACATACAATAGTTGGATTTTCTAGTGACCCTTATAAATATTTTGGGGTAAAAGGAGATAAACAATTTATAATTGATGCTATGAGAGCTAAACCAGCTGCGGCTTGGCCTGACTTTGTAGAGGCAATTAATAACGGGTCAATTTTTTCCATAGTAACAGCACGAGGACATACCCCATCGGTATTAAAAGAAGGTGTTTATAACTATATTGTTTCAAATACCAACGGAATTAATTCTGACGAATTAGTTAAAAATTTAGAAAAATATAGAGATTTAAATGACGAAGGAACAATATCTAAAAGAGAGATGATTCGGGAATATTTAGATTTATGTAAGTTTTACCCGGTAACACACGGGAAAGGGTCGGCAGCTGAAGTGGAAGAATTAAAAATTGAAGCGTTAAAAGAGTTTGTCAAATATGTTAAGGAAATGTCTACCCATATTCAGAAAAAGGCTTTCTTAAAAAATAAAATAAGTAATTATTTTGTACCAAAAGTAGGTTTTTCAGATGACGACTTAAAAAATGTGGAGAGTGTTAAAAAACATTTTAAAGATGACCCAGAAAATATTATTAAAACATATTTAACAAAAGGAGGAATTAAAAAAGAATATTAAAATAAAAATTATTAAATAAACTATTAATATAAAAACTAGGATTTCTAGAATTATAGAAAATTTAATTCTAAAAGTCAAGAGAAAAAATTAAATAGAACATATTTATAATAAACAAGATAAAAAAATAAAAATTAAAAACAAATAGAACAATGGCTGATTTATTAATGAAAATGCCCATACCGTATGAACCAAAAAGAAATAATCGTTTTATTATGCGATTTCCATCAACATTAGGAATTAATGAATGGTTTGTTGAAACGGCTAAAAGACCAAGTATTAAAATTAACGCAACTGAAATACCATTCTTAAATACATCAACATATGTTGCAGGTCGTTTTGTTTGGAATGAACTTGCTGTGACGTTTAGAGACCCAATTGGACCTTCTGCATCACAAGCACTTATGGAATGGATACGTTTATGTGCAGAATCGGTTACTGGACGTATGGGATATGCTGCGGGTTATAAGAAAAACGTTGACCTTGAGATGTTAGACCCAACAGGTGTTGTTGTGGAAAAATGGATTTTAGAAGGAACGTTTATAACTTCTTCTGACTTTGGTTCGTTAAGTTATAGTGATGATAAAATTGCTACTATCAACACATCATTACGTATGGATAGATGTGTATTAGTTTACTAAAAAATGTAAAATGTTAACAGCTAACGACATTTATAATTCACCAACATTATCTAATGAAACTTGGGTTTCAATTAATAAACCTACAGTTTATCAAAAAATTAAAACATTAACTATACATATGAATGAAGACACATTATTTATTGATAGACTTAAATTTGTTGAAAATTTAATAAATCAAAAAAAAATATGTCTTTTATCTTTAACCTAATTAAAACCCACATCAGTGGGTTTTTTTGTTTATATATAAAAAATATTTACTATTATTTATTATAAAAAACAAATTATTATGGAACAAAACATTATGGATGCTGCAACACAAGGTTTTAACTTACCTCACGATGTTGTTCAATTACCTACCGGTGGTATATTTTATCAATCAAAAAAAAAATCAGTTAAAGTTGGTTATTTAACGGCTAACGATGAGAATTATTTAATTGGTTCAGGAATTAGTGGTGAAAATATTATTTTATCATTATTAAGAAATAAAATATATGAACACGATTTAAGACCTGAGGAATTATTAAATGGTGATGTTGAGGCAATTTTAATATTCTTAAGAAATACATCATTTGGACCGGAATATAAAGTAAATTTAATTGACCCTAAAACCGACAAACCTTTTATAGGTTCAATTTTGTTAGATGAGTTAAATATTAAACAAACTAGTGTAAAACCGGATGAAAATGGTTTATTTACCACAACATTACCTAAATGTGGTAAAACGGTTAAATTAAAATTAACAACATTCAACGATACTATTGAATTGGATAGAATGGTTAATCAATATCCGGCAGGAAGACAAGCACCAAGAGTAACTTGGAAATTAAATCAACATATTGTTGAATTTGATGGTGACACTGATAAAGGTAAAATTGCCGCTTATGTTGAGACATTACCAATTAGTGACTCAAAATATATAAGAAAATTTTTAAGAGATAATGAACCATCATTAGATTTAAGTAGACAAGTAATCGCCCCGTCAGGAGAACTGGTATCTTTCGAGATAACCTTTGGGGTGGACTTTTTTCGCCCTTTCTTCTAATCATAGACAAGGTCTAATTGAGGAGTATTATTTTTTGGCTCGTTTTATTAGACTTTCATATTCAGATTTTTATATAATGCCGACTTATGTAAGAAAATATCTTGTAGACCGGATAATCGAAGATAATACACCAAAGACGTAATTTAAAACTACTCTTTGGTGTATTTATTTATAAACACATTTAATATGGGAAAAGGTAATTTTAAAAATCCAATAACAACTGAACAATTTGGTGGTTTAATATTAAATATTGATACTTTAAGTAGTAAAATGTTGGCTCAATTTGGTCAATCAGAACTGATGGCTAAATCAATGAGAACGGCATTGGCGGATTCGTTGGACGCTATACAAGATATGGGTGGTACTCTTGACGAGGCAGCGGCTTTACAACGAGATGTTGCAAATAGTTTAGGTAGGAACGTAGTTTTAAGTGCTGATGGTGCTAAAGATTTATATGCTTCATATAAAGTTACCAACATAGAAGTTACTAAAATGGTTAGTAGTATGGCTGATGTGGGTGTATCGGCATATAATACTGCGTCTGAAATGAAAAAAGTTGTTGATATTGCCCGTGAATCCGGAGTTAATGCTCAGGCTGTGTCCGCTAAAGTTATTGATAATATGAAATATCTTAATCAATTCAATTTTGAAGGTGGTGTATCAGGTTTGGCTAAAATGGCGGCACAAGCGAGTATGTTAAGAATCGATATGAAATCAACATTAGATTTTGCTGAAAAAGTCTATAATCCTGAAGGTGCTATCGAAACCGCGGCAGCATTACAAAGATTAGGTGTTACCCAAGGTGATTTATTAGACCCATTAAAATTGATGGATTTATCACAAAATGACCCAGCTGAATTAC